AACTGCACTATAACGATCACCATTTTCCGGCATCATTCTTTGATAGCCAGCTTCGTTTAGCATCTTATCTTCTTCTTTAGTTACGAAGACGATGCGATTATGCTTACTTAAGAAATCATAGATCGATTTCTCGTCAGTGCACTCCTCTACCATCTTTTGAATGAGTATGTTTAGAGGAACGACGTGTTCATGAATACCAAACTTCTTTAAAGCATCGCCACCAGCTGGCTTGCCAAGAGACTCCCACTTCTCTTTAAATCTTTCGGACATATAGGCGAAGTCAGGACTATCAATGCCTTTATCGATCCCGAGTCTTTCGTGAGTAGCTGCATTGTAAACATTGCAGAAAATGTATCTCATGGATCGAGTATCGTTAGAATTGTATTTTGCTCCTGAACGTATGTCGTTCAGGAGCAACTTGATCATTGTAAGATTTGTTTCTAAAGTCATTATCGGTATCGAGTGTATACATAGACGTCAGCAGACGTGGCGTAAGGAAGAGGAAGCGAGTCATTGTAGCGACGAACTCCGCGACGATGACCGCGACCCTGCAGCTTGACATACTGAGTGGTACCGAAAGCAGTGTTACCAAGCTTGACGACGGTACGCAGACCGTCAACAGCGGCTTGGTCCTCAGGAGCAACTTGGCCGTTAACCATACGAACAGTGAAGCGATAAGCAGAAGTGCGAGTCATAGGATGGTTCCTTTCCTTTTCCTATTGTCAATCTATACTGATTCTAAACGAATGTCAATAGTTAAGAAGCGAAGTTGCGGTCCTGAAGACCAACTTTTTTCGCACCCTTTGCCCAGGCGCCCGACTTACCGCGCCAGGTCTTAAACCGCTTGCGAGACGGCGAGAGAACTTTTACCTCACCGCCGTTAGCGGCGAAATTTGCGACGAGCTTTGCGATGTCAGTTTTAGTCATAGTTGTTCTCCTCTCGTTATAGATATAGAATATCTGATTCGGGAGGAGATGTCAACCATTAAATGAGAACATTTGGAAGGTGGCCGTGATTTCCTTCGTGAGACGGAGCTTGCCAACCCTCAGGCTTGAGCAGATCCGGCAATCCAAAAGGATTCGGGCGCCCAGGCTTGACACCAGGAGACTTAGACATGTTTGCTTCGTATACTTTATCCCAAGCAGCCTTTGCATCAACACCAAACACGTCGAGAGTACCGAGTGCAAAGACAACGAGATCGATGAGACCGTCGACTACCTCTTCAGAATCTTTTGCGGCGTATGCAGCGACCGTTTCGTCAAGTTCTTCCTTGCACATAGAGAGACGGAACTCAAGATACTTGTCCATCAGATCTTTGTCGTGCTTGTTCTTTTCGAACCACTCGTGCACTCCAAACTTGTTGTGCATCATATACATGTCATGGATAAGGTCAGCTGACATATTTAACTCCTTCAGATTTCAAACAGGCTTCGATAGAAGTGATCTCATCTTTAATTGATAGCTTAATTCGCTTTTGAGTGTTGATCATTTCTTCAGGAGCTTTCTCTCCTTCCAATGCTTCAACCAAGTTATGTACTGCAGTATGCTTTTCTTTTAGAGACGCTAGTCTTTCTAGTCTGGTCTTTGGATCCATTCTAATCTCCCCCTTGTTAGTTGATAATTCTTTATACCATAATATTTCAAAATGTCAATCACATAAAAAACGATTCGAGACTCGCAACCTTCTTGGATCTCCAACCGATCGCTTCAAGAATGCTTTCGATAGGTCCCAAGAAAACTTTTTCAAACTGAGTGTTATAGTCAATGTACTTGTCCACGTTGAGTTCCTTTGGAAGAACGTTAGGAAACGAGATTACATTTTCTTTAATCGGGTTTGGTATATTGAGATACACGATCTTAATCTTGTCACCACCACGGATCAGCTGATACCTATTCTCTAGCTTGTTTTCCTTCAAAGCTTTGTTGTATAGGATCGAACCACGAACGTGCATTGGGCAACCTCTTTTGTAGTCATTGCCTACCATGTACTTTTCAATATCGTCGGTACCAGAGATCTTTGCGATGTCTTCAGCCGGAAGATTAAAGAACTCTTCTCGGAAATCTTCGATGAAGATTTGCACGTCGGACTCTGAGCCGTTCATAATCACCTCGAACGACTTTTTCATCTTCTCACGGCAAACTTCAGGAGTCGACGAACGAACCGACTCGATACCGGTAACACTGATCTTTGGCTTTGCGTAGTGAACACCTTCAGAGTTGAGAACGTTCATAATGTATCGCTTTTTGGCGACGAACACAGACTTATCTGTAATCTTTTCGCGTTTCATAACCATCGCGTTACGGCAAGCACCCATCTTTTTTGCGAGGTTCTCGTATCCGAGAGCGATGACCGCCTCGAGCTTTTCCTTACATACGTTGTCAAGGAATTCTTCACCGGTCTTTCGATCGATGTCTGTTGTTCCGAACACTGCCTGGATAAGAGGACCAAAGTTCACGTAGATGGAGTCGGTATCGATATAGACGATGTAGTCTACATCGGTCGTCTTTAGTACTTTATTGAGATATTTGTTGACAGATTTTTCGGCATAACGAATTGACAGTTGACCTGAAGTGGTAATCGCTTCTGCCATCTCGCCGATATAGTAAAGGAAGTAGACGTTTGCGGTCGCACCATATAGAGAGTTCATAGCAATCTTAATCGCCATCTGAGAGTTATGCAGCTGAGTCATCTGCTTCTTCAGATCCTTCTTTTTGTCCGGATCCTTCTCGTTTTCCATGGCTTGTTCAACAGCAAGCATTTCTTTCTTGATCTTTGAACGATTGCCATAGTACTCGTCAATGATCTCAGGAATTACACCTTTTACTTTATTGGTAAAGCAGACGCCATTTGCGCATGCAGAATATTCGGTGTCTGTGTTTTCAAACTGATCGTTAAGAACCATGTCTTGTGTAACATAGACTCTCTTATCTTGCATATGAGTCTCAGGCGACATATTATACTGAAGCATCAGATGCGGATACAGAGAGTTAAGGTCGAACGATACGATCCACTTATGCATACCGACCTTTGGATCCTTCACGTAACCACCGACGAGATCCTTTCCACGATCACCAGGACCACCCTTGATCTGCGGAACACGATTGTCTCGAATAAGTCGACGATACAGAGTGGTTTCCCAGATACCAACGGTGCCGAAGGCATCGCTGAAGTTAACGCCGCCGCCATATGCGACAGTCATAACGAGAGCGAGAAGAGCCGTTTCGTCTTCGAACTGTTGAATGAGCCATGTATCCTTGAGGTTATAGTCGAGATACAGTTGCGGGTTTTGATCGTATAGAGCCGTAAGGTTACCATACTCGGAATAATCCAGCTTCTTTTCGCCAAGGATAACGTGAGCGATATGATCGAGTTTGTAGGACTCTTGAGGACCATACTTATAACCGAACTTCTTAAACGCGTCCATATAGTCAATCACGGTCATACCAGAGATTGCATATGTTGACTGTGGCTTGCCAAAGATCTCTCGAGTATTCTTACGAATGGATCCCCACGGCGACAGCTTCTTTGCAGTATCCTCGCCAAACAGACGAATGATACGAGTTACGATGTACATAATGTCAAAGTACTCAACGTTCCAACCGGTTACAACATCGGGATAGTCGTTCTGCCAGATCTGCATGAACCTACGAAGCAGAGCCTGCTCAGTGTCAAACTTCATGAACTGAATGTTTTCTGGATCGATCTTAAGAAGAGTCTTGCTCTTATCATAATCTTTACGACCGAGCAGATGATACGTATCAGACTTAGACGATTTAATCGCGATCGAGGTAATCTCTTTATCGGCTTCATCGATGTTGGCATAACCGTCTCGAATATCAACTTCGATGTCGAACGAAAAGATGTTAATCTTTTTCATATCGAACTGAATGTTGTCAGGATATTGTTCTTGAATAAACTGAGTTACGTAGTTTGTGTTGCCGTGGATCTCAAGGCCACGAACGTCTTTGTGGCGTTCAATAAACTCTTTTGCTTCAGCCATCGAGTCACAGACTCGCGGACCAAGTGGCCGATCACCAATCAGCGACTTATATGCGCCGTCCTTGGATGGAAGAAAGAGCGTTGGACGATACTGATGGCGTCGCATGAACTGCTTTCCATCTTCATATCCACGCCAGAGAATTGTATTGCCGTATCGTTCAACGTTCGTATAGAAATTCATAGTATACCTTTCAAGTATTCAACAACAAAGTGTTCTGTCGGTTGGTCAGATCTTTGTATCATTTTTCCATCGTACACCATAACTTGGTATTTGTCAACCAACTTCACTATAGTTATGCGAGAGTCGCTTCGAAAAAAATCCATGGCATCGCCGGTTTCTTTGCGAAAATGAGAGTCATATGCGTATCCTTTCTCTCCGAGGAATGCGTTTACTTCTTTCAATCTTTACTCCTATGCTGCGATCTGGCTGAAGTTCTTTACCTTTTCAAATTTAATATGCGAGTCGAACTTTTCTCCAAACTGATCTGACCGGTGAGAGATCACAAAGATGTTATCATTGTTGTTCAGATTGTGCAGAGTATCAATCAGATTTTCGACTCCGGCACCATCCATCGCACCATCCAACGTTTCGTCAAGTATCAGTAGGTTCGTTGAGACTGAGTTACGAAGTTTTGCTACGGCTCGCCATGACAACATGATGGACAGAGAAATTCTCAGCTTTTCACCTTCTGAGAATGAAGCATACGAAAAGGCGTCACGAAAGCGAGACTTAATTACCTCGTTAAAGTTTTCGTCAAGATGAAAGTCAACGAAGAGTTCAAACGCAGACAGATATTTGTTGATGAGTTTGTTCATAACAGGAATGTACTGTCGAATGATACGAGTCTTAATACCA